GGTCTTTTGCGATGATGGCGATGCCCTTAGTCCGGCCCCATCCTTTCAGATCCTCTATGATGTACGTCCGCTTTTTTGCATTCGCCCGACTGAATGGATAATACCCCTGATACCATTCCAGCTTGCGCCCCTGATAGAACGGAAAGCGCGCACGAAATCGCGGCCAGAATGTGCCACGCTCCAAGGCACTATAGCTACGCTCATCAACATACGGGTCGATGTCGGTGTCATCGTGTGGCGCATCGGTCAAGTTGACTGTGATCTGGCCACGCTTGCCGAGGCTGTTCTCCGGGTCAAGCTGCCCGCTGTCGCCTTTGACGGAATCAAGGAACGGGATGCAGCCATCCGGAATCACGCTAACCGGTGTGCAGAAAGAGACGACTTTATCTTCGGCAACGTAGTTCGCGGCGTCTTGACATGTTGCCCATGAGTTGAAGCATTTTTGAGAGCCGGTCTTATACTTTGCTGCACCGCTTGTCTGAATGTACTCATCAGGCGCATCTACAGCGCATATAGACTGTATCTTGCTAACCCAAACGCCATTCGTTGCGCTTGCGCTTGTCAAAAACAGGAACGATATATAGTTGGATTCGCTGACACTTGGCGTAGTGATTGTGTATTTCTTCCATGAGCCATCGCTTGCAACAGCGCCCGTTACACTTCCAACCTCTACGACAATCGCGCCTAGATTTATGTCGAAATCCACATGACCTTCAACTGTCTGTATTCTCAGGTATTGATAGCCATCAGTCAGAACAGATATATGCACGGTCAGTGGCAATCCTGCCTGAGTGTGCAGGTTGTCATAATTGTTGATCGACATTGTTGCGCCGGCATAGTTGTTATCTATCCGGATAGCAGTTGTCGCGCCAGTCGGCAAGCTGGCAGGTGTTACTGTTGATAATGTGCAATCGAATGGGTCCCATGTTCCGGCTTCCTCGGAATATGAGAATCGGTTTTCTAAGAGCGAAGCCTCACACGGAGTAGAGCCGTACACATTCGCACAGCCCTCAACCGTGATATCGACCACGTCAATCCGCTGCTTTCCCGGTGCGACCTTCAGGTCATCATAGCTCAATTTCTGGCCCCTCTATCGAGAACGAAAGCGCCATGTATTGCGACGATGAATAGGATGCAGATGGCGCATTCTTTCCGCGCATTCCGTAGATCAATTCATCTGGCGCGTCTTTCGGATTGAACGCGAAAAACATGCCGTTCGTGTTCATCAGCGCCCGCACAGATGGCCAGTTAGTAGAAACCCACGATGGCGACACAGCGTCTACGCTAATGTCCTGCTTCGCGCTAGAGCGTAGCTTCTGCGATCCGAGTACCTGCCCGCCTTCGCTGAATACATTGGTAAACTCGTCGTCTTGATTCAGAGAGGCCGGAGCGAAGCCGGGAGGGATACCGCACTCGAACTTGAGAGCCGCACCAGCGCCAATAAATGCAATCTGTGGCGATGTTGTGCCTGTCACTGATGCGCGAATCTTGCTGCCAGTAACGCCGGAAAGTTTCATCCATGCTATAGGGCCACGCTTCGTAATCGACAGCGCAGTTCCGAACGATACCCACGCCGAGCCGTTCCAGTATTCAGGCTCAACGGTTGCGCCGGTGCCTATATCCTTGATGTACATGGCGACGTAGGACAGTGTTTTATTGCCGCCGAAGTCTATCTCTATCGTGTCCGGCAGGCTGTCGCCCTTCCATGCGGTATAGGTCTGCGGAGTCGTGATGGCGGTAGCGCTGTACCCGGTCGCTGTGCTGGATGCGGTTATCGTCCCGGACTGGTGAGCAATACAGAGCCGAGGGTAAAACCACTCTGCATCGGTGCCGCTTGTCAGTGTAATCCTGCTCATGCTGTCACCAGTTCAACGCGCCCCATGCGCCCGCCGTTGTCGGCTAGGGTTTCGCCTATGCCTTCGATGATTTTCTGCAAGTATGACCCGCTAATCATATCATCGGGCCTGATTCCTGTCAGTCGAATGTCGGTTGTCTGCTGACGAACTGGCGCCGACTGTGCAACGCTAGGCGACGTGGATGCCATGCCGCCCGGAGAAATTGATCCGCCGCCGCCAAGCCCAATAGAGCCGCCGCCAAGCCCAATAGAGCCGCCGCCGCTGTCGTTCATCGACTTCAGCTTGCTCATGATGCCAGCGCCAGTTACAGCGACATTAGCAGCCGCTGCAAGGTTGAGCGGCCAAGGCAGCGACATGGCGTTAGCGATACCAGTCTGGATAGACATAAGCCCCTGCGCGATGCCAGCAGCCTTCTGGAGCTTGAACATCGTTTTGCTACGTGCCGCGAACGCGCCAAAGATAGACTCTGCACTCCCGAGTGCAGAAAGCGCCATTGCCTTATTGGTCATCTCACCAGCGGCCAGCATGTTAGCGTCGTGCGCGCTCTTCATTTCCAGTTCGCGCCGATTGATTTCATCCTGAGTCAGCAGTTTCTGTTCAGCGTAGAATCTGAAATCTTCCTGCTCCTGCGTATATCGCAGAATTTCCGCCTCACGCTCTGTCTGAAACTGAGTTGTCAGCCGCTCCATGCGGGCAGCACTGTACGCCTGTGCGCTCGCCGCCTCTTCTGCCGCCATAGAATCTAGCGCATTGAAGCTAAGACCGGCAGCGCCGTAATCGAAGTTGTCAGCAGGGCCAGCGCCAGCCTTCTTTTCCTTTGGAGATGCGCCACTTGGCGCCACTGGTGCGGGCGCACCTGCACCACCAGTCGCAAGCATCGTCGCATGTACAGCCGTCCGCTTGCGTTCTTCAGCCGCCTCTACAGCCGTTGCGCTTGTGTCCCATATCGCCGCAATCTTGCTCATGGTGGCCGATGCGGTATCCACGGTATCAGCGTAAACCTGCTTCATAATGTCGGCAGCGCCAGCGAAGTCTCCGGACAGTGCCGCAGCGGTTGCAGCAGCAACGCCACCGATAGCATTGCCGACAGCCTGAACTGTGGCAGCAGCGGTAACGCCTACGGTTACAACTCCCTTGAGAATTGCGACAACTCCCTCGGCAGCACTGGCCATCGCGTCGCCGTTGTCAGCGGTTGCAACCATCTCATTGCCAAGGTTATTCAGCGAAGGCAGTAGTCCTTTCATTACCTCATTGCCGAAGCCCTTAGCCGCGCCCTTGAGCATGTCGATGTTGTCGTTGAACTGGCCAGCAGCGTCAGCCGTTGGCCCATCAAGGGTAACGCCAAGCCGGTCAGCCTGCGCCGTCAATTCATTTATGCCTGCGCTGCCTTGATTCAGGAACGGCACCATATCCGCGCCAGACTTCCCGAAAATATCCATAGCCATCGCTGACTTTTGCGCGCCATCCTTCATCGTGCTGAATTTGTCAGCAACGTCGAGCATAACGTCTGTGGATTCGCGGAGACTGCCGTCTGCGTTGGTGTACGAAACGCCAAGAGAGTCGAAGGCAGACTGCGCCTGCTTCGATCCGCTCACAGCATCGTACATCGACTTATTGAGGAACTTCATTGAACCATCAAGAGCGTCAGCACCGCCTACGCTAAACTTCATGGCGTAGCCAAGACGAGTGTATTGCTCGACAGATATACCGGCAGCAGCCGCTGATTCTCCGGCTGCGTCGGCTGCATCAATATTGGCCTTCATCATTGCCGCAGCAGCAACAGCCGCGCCAGCGAGTGCAACGCCTACAGCAACCGCGCTGGTTTTTAGCGAGCCGAAGCCCGCTTCGGTTTTCTTGCCGGACTCTGTTAGCTTGTCGAGGTCGCCAGCGGCAGCTGGTGCTTGTCGCGAGTCAACCGATAGGACGAGGCTTGCGTATTCAGTCATTATTTAACCCTCGCGTGTGCCTCGTCAATTCTGCGTAAACAATCAATTTCTGATGGCGTTAGCTGCTCGCCGGTCATTTCAACATAGGCGCGAATCTCTGAATATGACACGCTTCCTGCATTCTTCAGGTCTACAAACAAGCGCCACAAATAATCAGATCCTTCGGGAGCCTTTGGCGCATTCTGCAACTCCTTGGGAATCCTACCTAGTGAGCGCGCAACCTGATCGAGCGATTCTCTCCGGCTGATCTTCTGCCCTTTCGGTACGCCATCAAGCCAGAACTGGTGATTAGCGTACTCGATCAGGCCAGCGATCAGCCCTTCATAAAATTTCTGCGCTTGGTAAAAAAATCATCCACCTGAGCGCGGATAGCCGGACTGTCGGTGTACAGCTTGCGAGCCAGTGCAGGCGAGAACTCTTCATCAAGCCCACGCCAGCCAGCAGTGATTGCAACAGTCAGATCAAGAGACAACTCGTCTGCATCGCTGCCCTTTTCCAGTCGCTTGCGGTTGAACTCAAGCGAGGCATTGCGGAACGTCTTGGAATCCACGCCCTTGATGAGGATATAAACATCAGTTGGCTCATTAGTGGCCGGATGCATCACACGCATTTCCGCGCCTTCTTCATGTGCGCCAGCGGTCATCAGGTCATCAAGTTTCATAGTCGCTCCACGTTATAGGGTGGCCGTCCTTGGCCTGTCGGGTAAGGCTTAAACAGGGTTGCGAGTAATCACGATGTTCGATGCATCAACGCTGTCGTAGATGGCCTGAAAATCCATACTGACAGTGACAGAGCCTTCACCAGAAACGTCAGGCTGGCCGCTGTTGTACTTCAGCTTTGGAATTTCAATCTGGAACGTATTGCCGTCCGGGTCGGTCATCGTGATATCAAGGCTGGACTCTGTTTCGTTCTGAAACTTAGTCAACATAGCCTGATCTTCAAGATAGACCGTGATGCTGCCGGTAACGTTGCAACGGCCAATCGAAGGACGGAGCGTCGTACTGGAACCAACAACAAACTGAGGCTCGATACCGTTTTCCAGTGTCACTTCCATTTCAGTGACAAGCGCGATAGGCGATCCGCCCTCGTTGATGGTTGCCGTGAACGAATCGAACTGGCAAGTGTCAGTCAGGGTCGAGTAAGTAGACGACGCGATGGCCGTCTGTGCAATGGACTGATCCTTGCCAATGAAGCCGAACGAAACGCCAATCATGCTGTTAGGCGCGATGCTAATCGACATCGTGTTCACTTCACAGCCGGTATAGCGCATGTACTGCGTGATATCCTGGAATGTGCGTTCTACGGTGAACGAGCGACGGGTCGTGCCAGCCTTGAGAACGTCCGTTGACCATGTTCCGCACAGTGCAGCCTCGATCAAGGAGTCGTACTCGCCGTAGACCAGTTCGCCTTCAATGTCGCCGCCGACTGACTTGTTGCCATGACGGAAGCAAGTGATCTGTCGGTCGCCGCGAATTTCTTCGGACTCTACAGCGTCTTTTGATAAGCCGATGTTGCAGGAATTGTGACGCAATGTGGTAAACGCCGGTGTGGCCGGAGTCGTGCCATAGGTCACTTCAGCGATTGCAGCAAGACGGTGCCGGCTGCCGGATGCGATAGTCATTGTGTTAGCCCTCAGTCGGCACAGTTGCCGGGTTGATTATACCTTATTTTTCTGCACAGCAGAATTGATCATGGACTCAATGCGGGTGAAGTTGCCACGCACCATTGCGTAGGGAGCAGACTGGTTAGACCAGCCTAGCTCAAGCCGATAGATGTAAGGCAGATTGTTAGCGATGTAAGTCACTGAGCCAGCGCCGCCTGCATTCTGTGTTAGCTCTGACAGTGAGCCTGATTCGCCATTGCGGTCTAGCTCACTAGTCGCCGCTGTACCTGTAGTCGTCTGCCAGTTTCCACGGGCGCGCCCTTCATCCACTGGCGTCCCACGGATAATTGCGCTGCCCAACTCAATAGTCACCATGCGCACTGTCTTGTCGAGCGACTCGCCGGACTTGTTAGCAAATGCTGCTATGTCTGCCGAAAAACTCACGCTACACTCCGCGCAACATGGGCATACCAGCCGATGCTGATAATAGTGCGCAGCCATCCGTCCTCATTGCGTGGCCCGTCGATCCTAGTTCCCGTGAACACGACACAAGTTGAATTTATTGTCTCGGAGTCCCCTCGCTGAAAGGCTGTAGCAATATCATCGGCCTTCCGCATGGCTGTGCCTATTCCGATGTTCGTCGGGCACATCAAGTCAACCTGCATGATGCCAGACAGCCGGTCTAGTCCGTTTCCGCCAAGCGATGCCGGGTCATTGTCGGCAGGAATGAACCAGATTCGCGCATGATGCTGCCCGGCTGTCGGCGTCTCATCCTTGTTTGGCCAGTAGGTCGGCATATTGAAATTGCCAGCCTGATAGTGCGTTGCAAGCGCCGAGTAGATGTCTGCCCACTTCATTTTCGCACCTGCACACGATAGGCGACCGGCGTACCAGCAGGGTTGATAGATTCAATGGCTACGATAGCCCACGAATCACTAATATCTTTCGACGGTGTATTCCCGCAAATATCAGTGGCACCATCAGGTAATGGGTAGAGCATCTGCGCTATATCTGTAACGAGTGATGCGGACATTGTTTTGCCAGCGTGTTCTGCTGGCGCTCCGGGTTCTTCGTTAAAATAGAGAAAAGCAATGCAATCGACCGAGGCGCTGTACGTGTCGTCGGAGAGCACAACAATACCCGTTGCTGTCTCAACCTCGAACGTCCCTGTAGCGCTATCCATGCGAACAGCGATACGACCTGCTTTTGGCATGGTGATAGCCGTACTATTACCTGCAACGGTGCCTGTCGAATTGTCCACACGCAATCTTGTTAATTGCGTTAGATCGGATAAAACGCCAGACGAAGCTTCTACACGTACCACAGTCGAGGATGTTGCCGGATCGACCACAGACAGGAATGCGTAGCAGATGTATTCGTAGTTGACTGTCGCCCCAGAAAAATCAGGCATCTCGTAGTCGAACTCAAAAACCTTCACGCCTGAATCAAATCTAACTGTGTTATATCCGCTTGGTATCGCTGTCGGGAATGCAATAAGTAGTTTGTCTGCGACAAGCTCGCCTGTAATAGTCATCGTCCCAGTCTGGTCGCCGTTGCTCATCACCGGCTTGCCAGCTAACGGGATAAGCGCCTCAATTTCTGCCAGCGTTGCATCCAGCGGGTACGCGCAAGATACAACCGGAGGATGAAGCCCAACCATAAGCCTATCGCTCATCATCGGCTCAAACGATGCGTCTATTACTATGAATTTGTCGCCAACTTGAACGCGAGTGCCGTCAATCAATGCTTTATTGATCGGGATTTCCACGCCGACAGTATCGGTCGTTGCCGTTGTTCGACTCGTATCCATGCCGGTGATCGGATTGAATACGGACGTGACGCGCTCGAATGTGACCGGCCTGCCGAACTTGGTCAGCAGTCGTGTCGCTGTATCGGCCATGCGGTCATAAAAGGCCATCAGGCGCGAACCGCCATGAGTCCAGAGCGAGACAGCATCAGCGCAATGATTGCGTCAGATGCGCGGGTTTTCTTCACCTTGCTGGATGTGCCAGACGCATACCGGACAGTGACTGCACCGGCAACTGTCTCTTCAGTAACCGGGCCGACTACTGGAGTCGGGTTGAATGGGTCATCGCCTGCGTTGATTTCCAGCAGAACAGCGAGTTGCGCGTTGATAACCTGGCGCGGTATCTCGTCATGCCCCCATGCAAAGCCTTCAATCACCGCGCTGTAACGTGGCCACGCCAGCGGCTGATCACGACTGACAAGCTCGCCTTTGAATTTGTTGCGGTAGGATTCAAGATAGGAGGCTGCCTTGATGAGAACGGCATCGGTCGCCGTTGAATCAGCGAGCGCTACGCCACGGTCAGAAGCGTATGCGATAGCATCAGCGCGGGAGACATAGGAATTAGCGCCAGTAACAATTGCGCCAGTCTCTACTGTCAATGTCATAACGCCCCCGCCGATTAGAGAATTAGGTGAAGCGAGGGGCCGAAGCCCCCCGGTTCAGGTAGATCAGCCGAGCAGCAGAGCGGTGTGTTCCGACTTGATGCAACGCGCGCCCCAAGCCAGAGCCAGCTCATAGCGAACCTTGCGGTATCCGCCGTAGATGGAAAGCTCGAAGCTCAGGCCAGTACGCGGGTCGGTGATGGTCATCACATCCAGCGCAAGATCGCCTTCCTCTGGACGTTCCGGCATACGGGTAGCCAGCACGATTGCAGAGCGGTTGAACACCATGTTGCGCGGGCCAGTTGCCACGACAGTGATGGCGCGAGTTGCGACACCCTGAGCAACACGGAGGCCGGGAGCGGCCAGGGTGATGCTGTCACCAGAGGCAGGGTTGGCACCAGCGAAGGTAGCCGAAGCAACCACATACTGATTGGTGTCATTGGCGAAGGTGATAACGTCACCAGCAGCGACCACACCAGTACCAGCAGTTGCCAGCGGGATGACGGTCTGGCCAACAGTGAAGGCAGCAGAAGTCGAGGTAGCAGATGCCATAGCTCCGGCAGTTGCGCTAACGATCTGGGCAGATTCACGGATTGGAATGCCGGACGGAGAAATCAGCACGCCCTGCTGCTGCAGAGCCATTGCCGAGTTATCACGGTCACCATTGATGCCGTACAGTGTGTGCAGCTTGGCACCAGCAGTCGTGTCAATCACGCACTGAATGTCAGAGGTTGCTCCGCCGTTATCCACAAGAATCTTGCGGGCAGCGTACAGGCCAGACAGGTCAGAGCCGAACGGGGTTGTGGTGACGGTGCCAGCAGCGCGGGAGGCTTTCTTGTAGAGGTTGGCAAGATCAAGCTCGATCTTGTTCACCAGGGTACGCATTGCCTGAGCGATCTGGTTCTGACGGATAGTCAGGTAGCCAGCGCCCTTGTTAACGCCGTCCTGCTCAGAGCCAGACCAGCTAAACGGAACCGCATACTGTTGGTCGATCTTGATTTCAACGCTGCCGATGGTCTGGTCAGCTTCCGCAGGCACCGACATGGCCGGCGTGATGCTGCCAGCGGCATTGCTGGCGGGAGCGACGGGAACGAAAACAGACTGATTCAAGGCAGCGGCATTGACGGAGGCGTCAATAGTCACAGCAGGAATCAGGCCGGCCAGTTCGCGGGATACCACGTCGAGCGCGGCATAGGCATCAGGGATAAGGTTGGTCAGGGTATTAGTGGTCATTTCTTAAAGCCTCATGGTGTGATGGTTCCGCCAGCCTGAATATGCGCCATTCGTGCGCCTGCATCTAAGCTGTCGAATTGGGTACGGGTTATTGCCTTTTTCGCGGCCCCGCCGCCATTGCCACCACCAGAGGCCCCACCCCCGGCTGCCTTGCTTGCTGCAATGATCGGCGCAAAGGCCGGATTGGCTGCAAGTTCGGACTTCAGTTCATCGATCGTTAATGCAGACGGCTTGCCGTCTTGACCGATAACAACCGTAACAGGTACGCCGTCGCGGATTTCCATAGACAGACGCGCCTGCACATGTGGTAATAGTACAGCGGAAGAACCGGGTATTGCAAGTTCAGCCGCCAACGTGGTAGCCGCTTGGCCAACTGTCAGCCGCTGCAACTGTGTCTGGTAGCTTTTTTCCTTCTCGGAAAACTCAGAGGTGATCTTGCCGAACTTGTCCTCATAGCTCTTGCGCAGGGACTCGACGTCGCCATTCTTGGCGAGAAGTTCCTCCCGCTCTTTGGCAAGCTGGTCATCCTTTTCTTTCTGGGTACGCTTGAAGCCTTTAAGCTCGTCAAGTAATTCCTGGTTCTTCTTCTTAAGCCCTTCATCATTCGGCAGGCCATCGACTTTGAGGCGGAACTTGCCTTCCTTTTCCTCATACAAACCGCGCAACGGTTCATCTATGGTGTCAAGGCTATCGGTTTCAAGTTTCAGCATTACAGTGCCCTCCGGGCGATTGTGTGGTCACAGACCACGTTATAAGCCGGCACGCTCGAACGCCACCGGCTCTAGTTCTTTCATCTGGTCAAGGGTCAGCGGCTCGAATTGCTTGCCAAGCTGAAGCTCTTGGAATCTTTGGGCCGATAGTCCGCCGTCACGGAACAACTGCGCACGCCCTACGCCTAGAGCCTCATCCTGAAACGAGGCCGGCTGAGTTTTCAGCCATTCGTAATATGATGTGCTCGCAGACACTGGCGCGTCATTCTCGCCGTTACTGACTCGGGTAGCGCCTTGCCGGAGCGTGTCGCGGATGTACTTGTTTGCGATAACGGGAGCGGTGCTGGATCGGCAGTTGATGTGAATAGGCGGAAGCGGCCCTTTGCCTACTTCAAAGACACGCGAATCCAAAGCGCCACATTGGAGCGTTGTTCTCAAATCTAGGGTGCTAACCCACTCGTACCCAGTGATAATGTCTGCATTCTGCGCCCACATTTCAGAGCGTGCGACTTGGGCAACGTGCTGCACAGAGGTTCTCACAACGGCCTGTGCATTGCGATAGGTAGCATCAATGATGCCGTCCTTGTAGTTGTTCTTTGCCGTCCCGACCACTTCGTTGATTAGCTCACGATTGGTACGGCCTTGAAGGTAGCCAAGCCGGATCGTGTTCTCTACCTTCTCGATTGAGCCAGTAACCCATCCATTGATGAATGGCTCAAGCATCTTGGCCGATTGGCCAGACGTTAGCGGGCGAGACATGGCGGCAGCCAGCACCTGATTAGCAGACGGGACGGCCAACTCTACGCCTTGCATAAGGACGGCATCTAGGGCGCGTGCCTCTGCGCCGGTTGCGTAATCTGCCAAGTCCTTCAGGTCAGATGTGATCTGCTTGCCTGCGTCGCCGTAGATGGCTTGTAGGTCATTACGGATGGCGACAAGCTGAGCCTCCGCACGACTACGGGCCAGCGCGGTTAGCTCATCGCTCGCCAGTCGGTCGCGGATAGCCTTCGCGGCAGACTTCAGGAACGACTCAAGCCCCTTGATGTTGCCAGCCTTCAGCCGTTCCAGCATGACTTGCTGGCGGGTTGATAGGCTGATTAGGGCGGGGGCTGAGTTAGCCAAGGTTTACACCTGCCCCGTCCAATTCCTCGATAATGTCCTCGACTGTCTTTGTCCCGTCAGCCAAGCCAATGCGCTGCATGAAACGGATGGCGTCAGACTTTGGCAGGGTGCCGGACTGCCAAGCAGCAACGATAGCAGCCAGAATCTGCGCATCCCACTGGATAACGGACAGGTCATTGCTCAAGCGATACTCACAAGCGCCAGATCCGCCCATAAACATCTGCGCCCATGCGAGCGCCTGTGTGTAGGCGTCTGATACGTTCTCAGCAGCCAGCGAGACGACCGAGTGCGAGACTTCCTGATCGCCTGCCGATTGGGTAGCCGTCTTGACTGCTTCCCCTGGCTGCACAAGTCGAGCACCGAGCATGGCCATCGTGGCCACCAGATCAGTCAATTCCTTCTGGATAGCTGTATCTGCTGTCACTGTGGCGTAATTAAATGTCCCGCCCTCAGGCAGCAGGAACGGGGCGCGGGAGCCGACGACGATGCCGTTCTTCTCCAGCCAATCGCGCCAGTCCTCAGTTAGTCCAGATATAACAGGCTGTGGCTGTCCAGCGAAGTACAGAGCATTGTACCAGTCTGCGCCGAGTTGATAGTGCTTGCGATTGACGCACGCCAGATCGAATAGCGGAGCCTGATCTATGCCGCTGTCGTTATTTATTGCGCCAACAAACGTGAACGGAATGAAGTTCCACGGCTGGCCATTGGCCTGAAGCGGGAAAGTGTCATCGGCATACCGTTCCCATTCCTTAGTCTTTTCATTCTTGCGCCAGAGCCGGACGACATAAACGCCATCATCAAGCGAGAGTTCGCGCAATTGCCGGACTGACTTGGTTTCAAAGCCTTCAGTCACGTCAGCCTTTTCGGCCAAGACAACCTTGGAAAGCAGCGACCTTCCGCCAACTCGCTTGTGCTGCCAGTTGATAATGTCCTCTGCATCGTAGTGGCAGATGTTCGCCCGGATAAGGCCGGATTGCATATCGGCAAGCGAGACAGCGCCGTCTGTCTGCGGGAAGTCAACCAGCAAGCCGCATCGGCCAGCGGTAAGCGTATCCTCAAGTGTTTTCTGGCTCTGCTGATAGATTGACAGCCCGTTGCCATCGCAATCCGTCTGCATATAGTCCAGATTGGCCGGAGCGGAGTAGGATGGCGGCTTGCGGAACACAGCGCCGATCAGGCTGGCACGGGTGCGCCCAACGATATTGACGTACAGGGAACGCTCAAGGTAGCGGGCATAGATATTGGTAATCTCGCCCTTGGTCTCGCCAGTCGAAATAACAGGATTAGGGAGCAGCTTCTCACCAGCCCTCTTGACCGCTGACTCGCCATCGCACAGCGTGTCTACCATCTCCCAATCGGGGAGCGCCTCTTGATAGTCCTCACGCTGGAAATCGACAGACATTAGTACGCCCTCTTTAGGCTTAGGCTCAATGGGGTTGCTGGCTTGACTACTGGAATCTCGAACACAATAGGATATCCGGTCGCGTCGTTCTGGTGATCGAAGCCGCCTGTTTTGTCAGGCTCGCCGTTCTTGTCGTATGCCTGCTGTTCCAGACATGATACTACATCCGGGCACATCCGGTCATTAACCCACATCTTACCATTAGTCAACGCAGTATTCACAGCCAGAATGCGGTCTTTGACTCTCGGGTTGCTGGCATTCACTTTGACCGTGAATCCGACCTGTTTAAGCAAGGATATGTCGGACTCACTGGCATTGACTGTCTTTCGGCTATTCCCGCTAGCATCAGGGTATATGGTCAGCTTGTGGCCGGCGTACCGTTCCTTGAGCGTCTGGCACAGTGCCGGCGTGTCATAGACTCCGGTTAGCTGATCGACAGCGTGCCAGCCATTAGGCCGGCGAGCGTAGACGGTCGATGCCATAGCACCCACGTTGAAGTCCTGACCGATGTAGAGCGGCTCATCTGGCCGGATAGTCTCGGTTGACCGGCATCGCTCGCGGTCGTAGGCGTTGTATATCGTGCCTGTTGTCAGGTTGACAAAGCGCCCCTCGATGTACGCCTCTACCAGTTCGGCAGGGTATGACTCCCGCAGGCTGTCGATATAGTCAGCCGGCAGGAACGGGTTACTGTAGGACGGCGCCTGCACCATGCCGTAAGAGTCTGTCCGCTTGGCCACCCATCGCTCATGGCAGAATCTAAAGCCTTCTGGGGTCGTGTAGGCTGATGCCTGGTTGAACGGATCAGTTACCCCGACTGGCGTCTGCCGGTTACGGGCAATCAACTGGTTCCAAGCATGGCGGGCATGTTCTTTCTGTAGAGTGTCTAGCTCGTCACAGTGCGCCTTGTACGTCTCATAACCCACGATGCGCTCGGGGTTGTCCAGTGTGCGCAAGATGAAGTCACCGAACCGTGGTGCGCTGGTGTAGATGACGTTCTCTGACTTGTTGTAAGTGTGCTGGATGCCATGCTCTGTCAGCTTGGCCGTGATGCGCGGAGCCGTGATAAGTCGCACGAGGTCATAGGTTGGAGCGTACAGCCCGATGAGTGTGTCGCTCGACTCGCAAGCGTCAATCATGGCCGCATTGGCCATAGCCTCAGACTTGCCAGCGCCAAAGCCGGCACAGAACAGCCGATATTTGTGCGGCAACTGAAGAAAACGCGCTTGTGGCTCAGTCGCCCTGATTTGCAGGGTTCGCACTGATTACCTCGATCTGAATCTTTCCGACTGGCTGATCGCCAATGGTCGTCACTTCTGCCTTAACCTCGGCTGGCAGCAGCTTCGTCCATAGCTTGTAGAACTCGGTTGGCTCTGACTTTGCCCACTCGATCAGGCTTGCAGTGCCGCCCATGCCTTCAAATGCCTCTTGCAAGGCTTCTTTGACGGCTTTGGTAGACTTGTTCGGAACACCCTTCTGTCGGCCTATGCCTCTAGCGCCGTTGCGCTTTGGCTCCGCACTTTCCCCCACTTTGCGGGATTCTTCACTCACTTGTCAGCCCCTAGCCTTCAAGATGCCGGCCCTGCCAGCGGTAGTGCGATTATAACACAGTCTCGCGTGCTGTCCCACCTCACCACCTCGCTGCCAGTAGTTTGCTCAGTGTATCAGATGGCGGCCCTACCCTGCGTACTGATGCACTATGCGCGGCACGCTTGGCCTTCTCGCTCATCTTGACGCCGAGCACACCTGCCCGGTTTTTGATCCGGCCATGGGATACTCCTTCAAGATGAGGCACGACGGCACTGGCTCCGCCGTCAGGGTAGTGCTGATAAATAAACCTGTCCTTGTCCGGTGTCCAGAAAATCGGGCTGCTCACTTGCCAGTCTCCTTGTAGGCCGCCAAGACTACTCGCACGCCTTGGGCAATGCTTCCGTGACCAGCGATCCTCAGCCGCTCCTTGTCTGCTGGCAGCAGGTTGATGTTGCAGGGCTTTGCGTCTTTTACGTTATCTGGCTTTTGCCATTCTGGGGGGTTCATTTTGTTCCTCATTTTGTATTAAGCACCAATTTTGGTGGCTAGTTTGTGTTAGGCTCGCTTGTCGGCGCCCAGGTGCTCGCGCAGCTTGTCCTTCCACGCGCCATAGCCGCTGGCCCACTTGTGCGCCACGGGGTCGAGCGCAAAGCCCAGGCCGTACAGCACATCGTCAATCAGCGTCTTGTCGGTGTAGTCAAGGCACCCGGCCTGCTTTTCGTAGGTGCCGAGGTAGTCTGCCAAGTAGCGAATCGCGCGCTGCATGCGCTTCTGCTTCGCGGTCAGTCGCTTGCGGGTTTGCGCAACCGGCATCCTGTCGGCAAGCCTAACTGTCGGTTCAACCGGAGCCCCAACGGCGGGTTGGCTTTCATCCATGGTCGTGTCCTTCGGTAGTTGGTTGGTCATCGCGTTGTGGCCCGGTTAACCTAGCGTTAGAAGGCTTGCCGTTTTGCGCCAAGCAAACAGATACCGCCTTCGGTGCCGCAGTGCTGAACTTGCAGCACCAGTTGTCAAACTTGCTTCCGTGCAAAGCTGTTCCTTTCTTATGGCCTGCCTTGTGGTGGTGTGGGCACATATAGCAGTGTTCCGGCTTTTTCTGTTTCATCGCCTTCTAACCCTCCGCTCCAGCGGGACGCTCGCTATGCTCGCGCCCCTGAGCTATGCCGTTAGACCGCATCACAGCAGTCTGTCGATCAGCTTCCAAGCCACGGCAGCGGCGGCAAGTGCGATCACGCAAATGGCAATAGCGCCGGGCCAAGTGAGTGCATTCGCGGCTGAAATAATGGTTTCCATGTAACTCTCCTGTTTCGTTGTTTGTGGGTCGCGGTCTAACAATTCATTCAAGCCGACGTTTCGCGCGGCTTAACTCAGGCGTTAGGTTGCAGCGCGGTTTTCAGGCGGCTCAAAGTGCAAACATCGCCATCGGCAAGATGTGCGTTTTCTTCAAGCGTCAAGCGGATGGCTTCACGCAGTGCGCCGCACTGGTCGCGCAGATCCCGCATAGCGTCGGCGCCAGCTTTTACTCCAGCCTCATAGCCCACGCTGTACGCCCCTCGCAATTGGCCCTTGTCGTAAATCCCCATGCTGTCCCCCTGTAAAAAACCTAACCGGGCAGAAGTGGCTGGTTCCATTTTGGAACATGCCACATCCTGTTAAAGCGCGGTCGGGTCAAAATCTATGGCGATCCGTATATCGCCAAAATCAACGACCAACATCGACCGGCGCTGATGTAGTTATTATTGCGCAACTGTGTGCATTGGTCAACTGCCACTCGTCGGCTTATCGTTGGCGTTCGAGGCGGGCGCATTCGTCAAAGTGTGCCAGCATGTGACCCGCCCATGTCTCAACCGTCTGCTTGTTTGGATGGCTGGCCATGTATTTAGCGCGGCTCATGGCCCTATCAAGGTGGACGGTGTAGACGGTTGGCTTGTGGTTGTGTCTGTTCATTTTCTCCAGTCCTCCGGCATGTAGTCCCATGCGACGTTGCCAAAGCTCATCATATCCAACCTGGTAGCAAGCGGGATAACCAGCCCACGCTCTGAGTCGCGAGCCTTGCCGATGATGCACTCGGTGTATTCAGGGTACTTGGTCTGCGGGTTGTAAACCGAGTCGCGGTACAAAAAAAGAATCGTATGCGCGTCCTGCTCGATAGCCCCGGAGTCGCGCAAGTCTGCCATAGTTGGCCGCTTGTCCGCCCTATCCTCTAGCTTACGGTTAAGCTGTGCAAGTAGCAGGATTGGGATCTCCAATGATCCAGCAAGCACCTTTAGCCCTCTGGTAAGATCAGCGACCGCCTGCGCCCTGTTCTGCCCGTCTGGCATGTCCATCAGGCCAAGGTAGTCGATCATGGCAAGGCTCAGCCCGTGTTTTCGCTTGTGATGCCGGAGACTCGCCTCTAGCTTGCGTAAGTCCATACATGGGCGGTCATCAATGGCCAAATTCCATGACTGCATCCTTGCTGCAAATGCGCCGATATGCGCGCCGATTTCGTCCATTTTAGCCATGCGGACAGACTCATAACTTATCTTTTGGCAAGATGCTGCCATCCGGTTGAGTACCGCAGTCTTTGGCATCTCAAGTGACGTGATAAATACGCCATGGCCAGCATTGGCAACATTGGCACAGATATTCAGGGCAAAGGCAGACTTCCCCATCGATGGCCTTGCGCCAATGACGATCAGCTCGCCGGGGCAGAGGCCCTTTAGCGTCTTGTCAATATCTGCAAACCCGGTCGGCATCCCGACCATGCCTGACCCGGTTTCGTATGTCCGCTCAAGGTAATCGATCCAGTCCTTTGCCGAGTCTCTTGCAAGCGGTACAGCAGAGTCAGTGTCCGCCGAGTCAATGGCATCGGTTATCCGGTTGACGGCATTGTATGCTCTCTGCGCAATTGGCTGGCTTGTATCGTCAAGGTCTGCCCTTGCTGCATCATAGGCCGCGTGAACCTTACGAAATATGGCCCGCTCGCTGATAATCTTGGCATGGCTTGGCAGGTTGTAAGTGCCTGGACAGCTTTTCAGCAAATCGCCCAGGTACACAGTCCCGCCAACCTTATCCAACAAGCCGCGCTCCCTCAGCAGCTCGGAAATTGTAACAGCGTCAATGCCACGGCCTGCGCTGGCCAGCCACTCACAAGCCGAGTAGATAGCGCGGTGATCTGGTCGCCAGAAATCGTCTGCTTTCAGGGCATGGCCGATAATGTCCCAAGACTTCTCATCGTACATCAGGCCGCCCAATACAGACTGCTCTGCCTCAAGGCTAAACATGTTGGTATTCATTTCGGGCGGTACTCCTTGTATCCGGGTTGTTGTTGTGGCTGCTGCTGGTCTGCTGGCTTGTACCAATCCGCCTTGAACGATTGCCAGCCACGGACAGCACAGGTAGCCAAAGCGGTTGACAGGGTAACGCTTGCCTTTGCTGCCTCGCTCTCAATGCCCTTTAGTGCTGTTGCGGTTAGAGGGGTTTTCTTGGCTTTCCTGATTACTAGGAAGTCTCTGGCAACGTCTGGGTCTACTCCCATGCTGACAAGATCAGAGGCCGACAGGCCGGAGGCCGGCTTTGCTGGCCGTTGTTTATTATTCAGAGAATCAGGAATCAGAGAATCAGGAATCAGAGAATCAGGGCGTTTGTTAACCTCGGACTCACGTTCCTTAACGTTAATTAACCGTTTATGTCCTGTTACTTGGCCGTTCTTGCCTCGTTCATTAGCAGTTAACATACCGTTAGAGTCTGGGAGCTCACTGTCCTTCTCTGTGCCATGCGGAGACTGGTGTTTGCAAAAGCTGCCAATCTCAATAATGCCTTTCCCTTCAATGACATAGCGGGTAATGAATCCGCCATGTTCAAGGCCATCCAGCCCAGACGATACGTCATAATTGTCCATGGGCATCAGTTCCATCTTGATGCGCTTTGGCCTGTCCTCTAGCCGACCCTCCCTGTCAGCAAGGCACCACAGTCCAATGAATAGCAGACGGTCAGCCGCTGACAATTCGGCAAGATGCTCATTTTTGAAGAACCCGGGCTTTATGTTTCGTGACCTCATGACTGGCCACCATTCTCAATGCACTCAGTCTTTGCAATCTTGAGCCACTTGATAACAAGGTCAATCTGTTCTGGATACAGCATAATGACTACCTGCCCATTATCCTGCGTCAGATGCACCACATCCTCACCATCGCATGACTCAACTGCTTGAACCTCAATATCATATGCCTTCATCTTTCACCTCAATTGTGGGGCGAAAAAAAGCCGATTTAATGGGCTGTCTGGTGAGACCCCCTTTGACCCAACCCGCGTAGATTGGAGAGGCAGACAGCCTTTTAAATCGGCCTTGATTCGCGGTTAATCCGGTCTCACCCGGACGGCATGTGCCTAATTGTGTTACCCGTCCATCATACCAGCCAGCCAGCCTAAAGCAACAATGGAAATCCGACAGACGGCGAGAAATAGTCGGGAAGGCATGGCATAATGGGCGACCAT